TTGTTGGGAATACCTGTGATGGACCATAGTAACGAGCCTGTGCCACCGAGAAGCTACGGCCTGGTAACTCTGCCGTATCGCAAAGCATATGAAGGTCTGGCACCAATGCTCTTGATTTAATAGCGGCTGGTGGTGTAATTGATACAGCAAAACGGGAGCCTCTTGTTAGAGAGCCGCCCATGTCTAGCGAGCCTAGAAAGGCCAGCATATTCATAAATTTTGGTCCGACTTGTCCTACTTGTTGAACTGGCATATTAGTATCCGTTGTCTACGTCTGCTTGACTGATTACACGCATTTCCTGGAAGACTAGTGATAGGAATGCCTGTGTTGGGCTACCGTCTTTAAATGCGCTGAACTCATTCTGTTGTGAATAGTTAACATCAACTCTTTTGAGAACACACTTAGCTATTCTAGGTAGGTATGGGTTCTCTTTAACCTGACCGTCTACCACATGTCTAAACTTGATATCGAACTCGGCTGGTGGTACGAACCAGAAGCCTGTTCTAAACTGTTCTGATAATATTGCACCAATATCACCAGGCAAGAAGTTCTGTATATCTTGCTGCTGTTGTGAGGTGAGTGTACCTGTAATTTCAGGTGCCGAGAACTTTCTTAGTATCTTGATAATGGCATGCATTTCACGCTGTTCTTCTTTTGACTGCGGAGCCATAAAGTAATCGAATTGGAATGATCTTAGATCGGAGTTGGCATATAGAACATCGACCTTAGGATTGATAACACCTTGACCAGCTACTCTCGCTGCACCGGCTGCGGCCGCTGTGGCCGTGCCGATAACTGGAATACCACCAATAACCGATGTGCCTAGTCTTGTTAGCTTGACTTCATCGTATTCATGAGCCATCTGCCAGAATAGAGAACTGTTCTGACCACCACCTGGAATAAAGAGAGATATAGCTGTTGGTGACTTATCTTTGTTATTAGAAAACCTTGACTGACTTGGATAGGCAGTAATGGTCATAAAGTGACCTTGTGAATCCGATTTTAAGTCTAATGGAAATCTATGTGATGATCTGGTAGAACCACCAGCTGGTGTGCCCGCTATGGCACTACCAGCAGTTGTGAGATAATCCACACTATCGTTAGCCATTTATTCCTCCAATGCTACATACTATTTAGCAGAGGTTTATAATGGCATATGATTACAAACAAGGCTTTTTCAAGCCAAAATTTCCTAAAAAGTATATCGGTGACCCTACCAATATCGTCTATAGGTCTGGTTGGGAAAAAAGAGTTATGCAGTCTCTTGATGATAATCTAAATGTGGTACGCTGGGCATCCGAAGAGGTGGTCATACCTTACATTTCACCTATAGACAACCGACCACATAGGTACTTTGTAGACTTTTATGTTGAGGCCAAACTGGCCGATGGTTCTATTAAGAAGATGCTGCTAGAGGTTAAACCAGCCGCACAGACAAAACCACCCAAAGCACCTAAGAGAAGAACCAAGCGGTATCTGTCCGAGGTCATGACATGGGGTGTGAATGAAGCTAAGTGGAAGGCAGCCAAAGAGTTTTGCTTAGATAAGGGCTGGGAGTTTCGCATAATTACCGAAGCGGAACTATTTAAAAAACCTACTAAATAATACATGGCAAAAGAATATACCGACGACGAACTAGCAAAGTGGTTTAGAGATAAGGCACTGTCAGTTAGAGGTGCCTCGGCTCGAAACAGACTACTTGATGCTGATACACGTTACGCTGATATCAATAATCAGTTTGTCGGCGGCATGTATTTCTTTAGGTATGATCCTAAGACAAAGGCTAAACTGCCTATGTTTGACAGATATCCACTGGTTATCGTAGTTGAAAGATATACCGACGGCTTTCTTGCTCTTAACATGCACTATCTGTCCAAAGGTCAGAGAACTGGTGCCGTGTCTATGATGAATGAGTTTTATAACAGAAAGAAGCCATTTACAGGCACCACCTCAGGTCGTGGCTTGACCAACTGGGAACTGCTAATCAATACTTCCACCAGTGTCGAGGCTATGGCTAATAAGTGTGTCCATCGATATCTGTATAACCATGTCCGATCACAGTTTATTAGAATTAACAAAGATGAATACGATAAAGCAATTCAATTACCTATCGATGAATGGGTATATAAAAGGTAATCATTAATGACCATATCACCATACTTTGATCTATTCCCAAAGATAGAGTATAATATCAGCGGTGAGCCTAATGCCACCGAGAACGTGACCAATATCTTTAAGCGTTACGCTATTCTTAAGGATATTCTATCAAACGCTGGCAGCTATGTGTTATATGAGGTCGAAGAAAACGATACACCAGAGATATTGGCTGAAAAGGTCTACAATGATGCTGGTGCTGGCTGGATGATCCTCTATGCCAATAAGATCATTGATCCTCAGTTTGATTGGCCTATGTCGGACGAGGTGTTTAAAAAGTATGTCACCGAAAAGTATGGTTCGGTAGCCCTTGCTCAGACTACATATCACCACTACGAAAAGATCGTGGAGACCAGAGTTGGTGATCAGACATATACTCGCACCTATATTGTGAATAAAGAGAGATTGACCGACAATGCTCTTGATGTTCCATATACCTATTATGAACCATATGACGGTAACTTTTCTCTCACAGGTGATACTCTCTTGGTCACCGCCGATAATACCTCATTTACCGTAGATCATAGCATACACGCTTCTTATGACGACACCTCTCTACCAGAATATTACTCATATGAAGCCCATGATATCAATGACAAGACCGTATATCTCAATACTTACGGAAAAGCTATCACTAACTATGATTATGAATTTGAGCAGAACGAAGCCAGAAGATTTATCAAGGTCATCAAAGGTGAGTATTATGCACAAATCATGAGAGAATTTAGAGATTTGTCAGGATCTTCAAGACTTATAAGGACTTTCTAAAGTATGGCTCAAAACCCTATTGACTCAACCGCACAAAGTAATGATCCGCTTAATCTAGTATCGGCCGCTATCAGTCTCGGTGGACAGGTGCCGCCAGATGTTACGGTCAAAGAGGTCATTATTGGCGAAAGTCTTTTAAATCCATCAGCCCATGTGGCCGTCACATTACAGTCTTTGATCTATACACCACAGTCGGTCGAAAGTAGATACTTCAATACCTTTGAAGGTAAGAACTGGACGCAATTTAAATGTAAGCCGCTTGATCTGTTTGTAACCGATGAAGCTGGTAATAGAACTATGAAGGTGAGCCAGAAGATTTATCGTTGTGATAATCGTCGCTTTGCTTCTACCAACACCGGTCAGGTGGAAGAATTAACTCTGCACGCCATCGATGAGTCTATTCTTAAAGATGCCGAGACAGTATGGGAAAGATCATGGAAATGTTCAACACCATCGGCTGTTGTTAAAGAGGCTCTTAATAAGATTAAAGCCACTGATATCGATGTAGACCAGGCCGGTCCTGCACGTCCATATGTGGCCGAGTCTATTCACCCATTACAGGTTATTCAGCAGCAGGCCAATGTGGCTTTGCATAATGGATCAGATCCATCGTTTGTTCACTATATGACGATTGATCATACCACTGGTAAGAGCATACACCATTTTAAGTCACTGACCAAACTTAGTAAGGCCGCTCCGTACCAGATATATGCATCCGATACCGCTATCACTGGTAGACAGGGCTTTTCTGACCCTATCAATACCAGATATAATAGAGCATTGTCATTTAATTTCCCATGTGACTTTGATGCTCTCACTGATATTCTAAACGGTATTAGCTGTGACGGTCAGGTAATGAACCAGACCAGAACCATGAACCTCTCTAACGGTGTAGCCGATGCGGTTGGTCAAGGTCTCAGCATTGCCAATAAACTGTTCTCATTAACCAATCTTGGTACCGCCGAGCAACATAAGAGTTGTGAAACAGGTGTAGAAAAGTATTTGCATCTTAGACAGGCCAGAATGGCTCTGCTAGATAGGGATAAGATTGCCCTCAGAATTACCATACCATGGACACCAACGCTACATGCTGGTGACAAGATTATGTTCAACTGGAATAACCGCTACGATGAGTCCATGAGAGTATATGGTACAGGTGAATATATCGTGGCACATCTCACACACAATATTCAATTCGGTGGCTTTGCTGTCACCAATCTTGACTGTATTGCTAACACATTAGGTAAAGCGGGAG